ATGAGCAAGCAACGACGTACGTTTTCCGCCGAGTTCAAACGAGAGGCCGCGGCCCTGGTGTTGGACCAAGGCTACAGCTATATCGACGCCTGCCGTTCGCTGGGGGTGGTGGATTCGGCCTTGCGCCGTTGGGTGAAGCAGCTCGAGGCGGAGCGCCAGGGTGTGACCCCGAAGAGCAAGGCGTTGACGCCTGAGCAGCAAAAGATCCAGGAGCTGGAAGCCCGGATCAACCGGTTGGAGCGGGAGAAAGCGATATTAAAAAAGGCTACCGCTCTCTTGATGTCGGACGAACTCGATCGTACGCGCTGATAGACCAGTTGAGTGAGCAGGAGTCGGTGGAAGTGGTCTGTTCAGCTTTCGATGTGGCGCGGTCTTGCTACTACGTCCACCGTCTTCGACGGCGGCGTGTCGATGCTCGCCGCGTGGCGCTACGCAGCCAAGTCAACCAGTTGTTCAGCCAGAGTCGGGGCTCGGCCGGCAGCCGCAGCATTCTGGGCATGCTGCGCGAAGAGGGCGTGACCATCGGCCGTTTCCGAGTGCGTCGGTTGATGCGTGAGCTGGGCCTGGTTAGCAAGCAACCGGGCTCGCACGCCTACAAACAGGCCACGGTTGAGCGGCCGGATATCCCGAATCGGCTGAACCGCGAATTCGCGACCGAGCATCCCAATCAGGTGTGGTGTGGCGATATCACCTACGTCTGGGCGCAAGGCTGTTGGCACTACCTGGCCGCGGTGCTGGATCTGCATACCCGGCGGGTGATCGGCTGGGCGTTCTCGGCCAAGCCGGATGCCGAACTGGTGATCAAGGCCCTGGACATGGCCTACGAACAGCGCGGCAAGCCACAGCAGGTGCTGTTCCATTCAGACCAGGGCAGCCAGTACGCCAGCCGCCTGTTTCGGCAACGGCTCTGGCGCTATCGGATGCAGCAGAGCATGAGTCGCCGAGGGAATTGCTGGGATAACTCGCCGATGGAGCGCCTGTTCCGCAGTCTGAAGTCGGAGTGGGTCCCGTCAACGGGTTACCTGACGGCGCAGGAGGCCCAACGGGACATCAGTCATTACCTGATGCATCGCTACAACTGGATCAGGCCGCATCAATTCAACGACGGGTTACCACCTGCGGTGGCCGAAGAAAAACTCAACCCACTGTCCGGGATGGGTTGACCACTACAATCGATCTGGACCAGTTGGAGCGGGCCTACTCGCTGATGATGTAAGGAAGAGGAGCCTTCCGGCTGCGCCTCCGCCGAAATCCAGGGGGCGCTTGCGATCTTTCCCGGGCTTTAGGCGGGGAAAGCCTGAAAACAGAAAGCCCCTGGCACTGGTTGGTGTCAGGGGCCTTTGCATTGGGATCTGGAGCGGGCGAAGGGAATCGAACCCTATAAAACAGAGTATTGAAGCGTTCCAACGTGTTCCAATGTCACTGTTTTTACTGTTTAAGTGCCTCACTCTGTGGCTTTCTGTGCTATTGATTTCGACACATTTTCGACAAGTATCTGGTGTCTGCTAACGGCCAGAATCAGTCATTCGAAGCGTCTACAAAAGCGGGGGAGATTCACATTGAACAGAAAAAACTTGCTTCGGGATCCCGCCCCAGCTCATCGTCGAGCTGGATATTGAGTAGAACGACGAGCCTGTCATCGATCAGAATTCCGGCCAAGTGCATTGTCCAGCGAGCATTTCGCCTAACCGCCACGCCATATCCAGAGGCACACCATGGATGATCTGTATCAACTTCTACGCGAAGACGCACTGCAGCTCTCTAGTGAGTTCCGCAAGGCATCCATTCAGGGGCATGGAACCTCGCAAGAAATTGCCGAGTTCCGAGAAAATGCCGTGCAAACGTTTTTGGCGCGTTATTTCCCGTTCCCACATCGGATCGCAAAGGGGAAAGTCCGCGATTCGTTTGGCAGCATCGCCGCATCCATCGACTGCGTCATCTGCGCCCCAAACCATCCATACACGGTGAGCGCTCGAGATAAGTTCAGCCTGTTGCTGGCAGAGGGCGTGGACTCCGTCGTTGAGGTCAAGCCGAATATCGCTGATAAGGCCGAACTTCATCGGGCACTTGAACAGGGGCTAACAGTCAAGAAGTTGCGACGTGCAACCACCTTGCTTTTTCGTAAGCATCATCCAATGTCGGAGTGGGCGAGGCGGGTGCCCTTTGGTGTTTTCTCCATGCAGTGCAAAGCCTCTCCAATCGAAACTGGGTTTGAGATATTGGAGTTTTACCAAGAGCGTGGCATCGATCCAATAGATCAAGCCGATTTCGTTGTAGTAAACGACGTGTGTGTATTCTCAAACTTTGTCGATAATTCTCTGAATCCTTGGAATATGGAAGGATTTCCAAACAAGACTGGGTGGTTTTATGAAGGTTGGGGGAAAGACAGCCTAGTAGGGTTCTTGATGAGGCTTCATCAAGTAGCACACGCCGGAATGAAACTACAAGAAGACGTCTTGCCGCGTTACCTAACCCCGCCTGCGGATGCACGATTTATGGTTGTGGATCTCGCCTATAAGTATGGAATCTACAAGCAGCTTCAAAGCCAACCGGGTGTCGACACCGCCACGATGCAGCGCGCTGTTCGGGCTATGAGTGGAGAAGGCTAGAGTCTGTGTAATCAAGCGGCGCTGGCCTACCAAAAAATAGGTCAGATTTATTTTTTCTACTCTAAATACCCGCCACCTGGCCGGTAGTTATCGCTCACTACCGGTTGCTTTCCACTAATAGTTGTCTGCTGGAACCATCTGAAGTCGACTCAATCCGACCGGCAGCCGTAACAGAGTTGCGCTCACTTTCTACTCAATAATACAAAGCTTGAGAGCACCGTTCGGTATCTTGGCATTGAGGTCGATGACGCCTTGGAGATGGCAGAGCAGACGGAGGTTTGGCCAGGCATAGCGACGGCCGGAGTCAGCCCGTCGCTAACCGGCCAAAAGCGGACGTTTATAGCAAGGAAGTAACCCCTATTCACCTTTATCGTTTGTGTAAATGAGCTCGTTCGGTACTTCAATTGCGGTTCCGAGCACGGTACTCATGTAAGAGCGGATATCAAATCCCGGGTGAAGGGCGTGGCTCTCAAGATCAAACCAGAGGCGCTGCAAGAACATGAACAGAGACTTGGCTGGATCAACAAGAACAGTCTGTCCTTGAACTTTCGTCTGAAAGGCTCGCGTGATTCCTGCATCAGTAGCAACGGCAACCCAGCGTTGCACATAACCATTGGTACTTGCCATATGGATGACACCCTGATCAAGTGCGCATGCGCGGATGACGCGGATCTCGGGGTATTTTGGTGCTGCGTCACGCAGCTTGACGCCACGAAATAAATACTGCCAATCGAACCACCGGGCGAAGGTTTCGAATGACTGGCAGTCGGTGCGATAAGCAAATGCGTACAGCGCTGGTGGGTAATGGTGAATTTGCTCTTCCCGCGTTTTGGTCTCCCAATAAGGCGTGAGAGCTGGCCGAAACTCAAGGTCCGAGACAGAGACGAGATTCTCCAGTGCAACCTTTGCCTCTGTGGATGACATAGAGGTTTTTACTTCTATAACTGCGTACACAATTTCAACGGGATAGACCTTGCGGAAGAAGCTAGCCTGTCTTTCAGCGTCGTAAATAACGATATCGGCCTGTTTGCTGACCTTTCCATGTCGGTCAATTATTAATGCATTGACCTCAACACCGAATCTCGGCGGCAGAAACTCGCGTATAATTCCAGCAATAGCAATTTCGTTCTCGGATCCGACGAGACCAGCATGCGGCAGCTTGCGATTAAACAGTAACGCGTCTGCCTCCAGCTTGTTGTAGATGCTGGAGAAATAGTGATCCAAGAAGTTGCGGTCTTCCGTTGGTGGCGAGTGAAGCATTCCGCCAAAATTCGGAGGTGCGTCAGAGGTCATATTACGAGGCTCAGCTATAAGTAGGCTTGGTATAATATTTCTGCTGGTTGTAATGGCGTTATTTTAATTAGATTATCCCATTGGGTTGAAGCTGCTCGCCGCAGTGCAGTAACGCGTCTTCATTCGATCACTGCTTACTTTTCGGTCATTGTCATAACGCGCACGCCAGATTCTGCATTGTTCATGGAAGTGCTGCTTGGCAGCCTTACGACACTCGCGGTAGTCGATTGAGCCGCGTCGGTGATTGGCGCAGACACTGGAGCCATCTATGTGATTGTTTACGGATAGCCATTCTGCTAGGTAGTTTGTACCCCCATTCCAGCTTTTGATCCACTTAGAGGTTCGTTTGCGGCTTGCTCGATTGGTTTGGCGCTGCCGTGTTTGCTGGGGCGCAGATACTACTCGATGGGGTGCTGACGGTGTGTAGGTGTTGGCCGGTTTTTGCCGCCTGTAATTACTATCGTTATAAACAGTCTGCTTAGGCTGGCTCTGTTGATAATTGTGTGAATTCACACTTTCCCAAAAAATTTCTTCTGATGTCTTTTGGGGCTGGTTTTGGGGAGTGTTATTGTTAGGGGTGTGAGCAGGTTTCTCAAGGTTAGAGGGTTGGCTGGGTTGTGGTTTTGGAAGGGAAGAGAGTTTGTTTCCTGCCATGTGTGAAGCCAATCCTGAAAGTCCTAGTCCTAGAGCAATTGCAAGCGTCCATTTACCAATGCTCTGGTTCCGCTTTCTCTTCAAGTGTTCCGGCGCATCGTCCCTGTCTGCTTTCATTTCTTGCCTTCTGTCCGTAGGGCGTACCATCGTAGTGCTACTTTTCTAGTGATCGCTATCCCGCGTTTTGATTGGGCAAGTTTCGATTGGCTTCGTCATAGGACGGACTAGTTTGCCCAATTTCAGGCATAACTTCTCCGGTCATGAGCCACCAGCGATACTGGGGATAGATTTTCCCCAACTGTTCTAGCTCTTCTGCGCCAATTCTCGCCCTACCTCTCTTAATACTCTGCCAGCGGACGTAGTCCTTGCTATTGACCTCTGCCAACTCTTTCAAGCTGGTCTGATCAAGCAATTGAAGCGCTCTATTGGCCATGCCTTCAGCCATTGATAAATACCATTATGGACTATTGTCATAATTCTCGATTTATGGATAATGTACATATGTACTATATCCATAGATGAGCTTTGCTAATGCCACGAATAGTGACGGAATGAGCATGGAACTGGAAGAGCTTAACCCCGGTGCCCTGATAGGGCCGCAACAGGATGTGGAGTCCATCGAACGGTGGGCGGAGCGTAACGGCATCAGTTACGGGACCGCCCGCGCCTGGGTTTACCGGGGCGTACTGCCGTCCGTGAAGCTCGGAAAGCTGCGCATGGTGAATAGCGCGCTGCTTCGCAACTGGCTGTTGGAACAGGAGTGGACGGCATGAGCCGCACCGATCCGCAATTCAAGCTCCGTATGCCTCTAGCCCTTCGCGCTCGGGTTGAACAGGCTGCCAAGGCCTCTATGCGTTCCCTGAATGCCGAACTGGTCTTCCGTGTTGAGCAGAGCTTTGAAGGCGTTGAGGTAGCGCGCGTTCTGTCGAGCAACCCGATTAACGCGTTGCTGAGCTTCCTTGAGGGCCATCTGTTGCACGCGGCGGAGCATCCCAGCGAACCCTTCGACCGCGCCCTGATGCTGATCGATGGCCTCATGGACGCCGGCTACCTCTCCCAGCCGGAAGAATCCTATCTGACCGACCTGCGGGTTGAAGCTCTCGCCTGGGGCCGTGCTCGCCAAGATAAGGAGGAAGCTGACCATGTCGTCTCCGAATTACTTGCGCCAAACCCACGCCCCGGACTGCGCCTGCTCTGTGTGCTGGTCCGCAAGGCAGGCCATCCCATTGCACAGCCCGTCGCCGTGTCCGGACTGCCGGCCCCCTGGGCTGCCCTATCGGGAAGATGGCCGCTGGCTCTGCCGTCCCCGTTCCTTCTGCGCGAAACACGACCCGTCCCGGCGTCCGCCGAAGTACTGGCACGTTGTGTACGACAGCGGGAAACCCACGCCCTTCGTGCCCGTGCGCGAAGCATTCCAACTGGAGGGCTGACCCATGCTCGCTAAGACCCTGAAAGCGCTGCTCCTGCTCTGCCTGATCCAGGCCGCCCGCACCGTGGCTGATCCGGTCAAGGGCCGCGCTCCCGGCTCGTCGGAACAGCTTCATCGTTCCGGCGAACGGAAGCACGGGCGGAGCGCACCCTTGAACGCCTCCCCCCTGAAACAGCCTCTGCTTGGGAGTGTGGGGCAGCTCCTCCGCCCCGCGCTCCCGAGCCATCGGCGGCAAGAGCGGGATGACAAGGGCAGAGTCCTTGGTGTTGCTCTGCGGGTTCCAAGGGGAAGCGTTCCCCTTGGCCGTCGGCGACGACGTTGCGATAGGGGGCGTTACCCGAATGGGCCGAGACGAACACCCGTGGTTGGCTTGGTTCGCTAGCGAATAGAGCCCGGCCCGAAGGGATCGCCCGACACATCACTTTTCACCCAACACCGCTGAATGAAGGCGAAACAGCCGAATTTGCAGCAGCGGGACAACTCACGCCGAAAAAGGCGAATTGAAGGAGAAACACCGATGAACATGTTTGCAACCCAAGGCGGCGTCGTCGAACTGTGGGTCACCAAGACCGACACCTATACCTCGACCAAGACCGGGGAAATCTACGCCTCGGTCCAGTCCATCGCGCCGATCCCGGAAGGTGCCCGTGGCAACGCCAAGGGCTTCGAGATCAGCGAATACAACATCGAGCCGACCCTGCTGGACGCCATCGTCTTCGAAGGCCAGCCGGTGCTCTGCAAGTTCGCCAGCGTGGTCCGCCCAACCCAAGACCGTTTCGGCCGGATCACCAATACCCAGGTCCTCGTGGATCTGCTGGCCGTGGGCGGCAAGCCGGTGGCGCCGACCGCCCAAGCCCCGGCCCGCCCGCAAGTGCAGGCCCAAGCCCCGCGCCCGGCCCAGCAGCCGCAGGGCCAGGACAAACAAGACAAGTCCCCGGACGCCAAGGCGTAAGCCGTAGGAGGCCGCGATGCTCCGCTATCTCTCGCTGTTCGCGGTAGGTCTGGCCACCGGCTACGCCTGGGGCTGGATCGACGGCCTGGCGGCCTCCCTGGCTGTTTGAGGACTGATCGCTATGTCAGGCGTTGTCGCTGTGCAGGTGTGTACCGCGTGGACCTCGACCCCCGAGGGCTTCATGGCGTGTCGTGAACTCGCATGGCAACAGGCCTACCTGATTCCGCCCGAGGCCGCTGGATACGTGGACATCCTGGTCAACGGTGGTTTCTCCCCGGAAGCCTTTGGCATCGGTGCCGCTGGCGTCCTGGGATCGTTCGTGACGGGGCTTTTGATTGGCTGGGTCGCGTCACTTCTTCGTAAAGCCAAGTAGAGAGGAAACACCATGAAAGCAATGAAGCAACGCATCGCCAAGTTCAGCCCGGTCGCCTCGTTCCGCAACCTGTGCATCGCCGGCTCCGTCACTGCCGCGACTTCGCTGCCGGCCTTCGCCGGGGTGATCGACACCAGTGCGGTCGAGGCCGCGATCACCGAGGGCAAGGGCGATATGTCCAGCATCGGCGGCTACATCGTCGGCGCCCTGGTGATTCTGGCCGTCGCCGGCCTGGTCTACAGCATGTTGCGCAAGGCGTAACGGGTGCTCTGGTCGGTGTGGTTGGGGGCGTTCTTCGCCGGCGCCTTCATCACCGGGTACCGGACCGGCGAATTCTTCTAACCGAACAGACCGAGGCGGAAGCCCCCTCCGGAGTTTCCGGCAGGGGGCTTTTTGTTGCTTGAGGGACCTGTGATGAGGATTAAACGAACGCTGCTGGTTCTGCTGACGTTGTTCATGAGCGTTTGCGCCAGTGCTGAGGACTATTACTGGCCGCGTGGTACTCAGAAGTATGGAAGCTATATGGAAGTGGTCGAGGAGGCGCGAAAAGCGGCGATTGCCAACAATCCTGGCTATTCGCGTGTCGAGGCTGTGCGCGTTATCTACCCTGCCAATGGCAGGCAGGATATGGCGACCTATGGACTCGAGTTCTACTGCCTTAGCCAGGGCGTGGAAAGGATGTGTAGCACGTCCTATAACAATCCGGTGTATAGGAAAGGGGAGGGTTGTACCGCGCCCAAGATTCCGGACGAAATAACCGGGACGTGTAAAGAACCCCCCACGCCACCAGAAGACTGCATCAAAGGGCTGACCGATCTGTTCAGTTCGCCACCCTCGAACATCTTCGTGTCGGGCGGCAGAAACTTCGTGAATAGCTCGCCGCCCACTGGCTGCAAGAATGGCTGCCAGTACCTGCCGACCACCTCGAAGACCACCAGTTGCTATCGCTATCCCGGCAGCGACAACCAAGGCTTCTGCAACTACGTGTTGATGACGGACGGTAGTGCCTGCGCCGCTGACTCCGGCAATCCCGGCATGACCGGTCCCTCGTTGAACGACACCCCGCCGACCAATCCCGACGAACCGCCGTCCGACCCGAATGACCCTGGCTGTCCTCCCGGCTATAGCTGGTCCGGGACGACCTGCGTCAAGACGCCCACGGATCCGACTGAGCCGGGGGGCGATGGCGGTGATGGTGGTGATGGCGGTAACACCGGTGGCGGCGATGGCGGGGGCGACAACGGCGGCGGCAATGACAACGGGGGTGGCGACGGCGGCACCGGTGGCTCCGATGGGAGCGGCGGCAATGGGGAGGGCGGCGGCGATGGAAGCGGGGGAGGCGACGGCAGCGGCGGCGGAACCGGTGGCGGCGATGGCGGCGATGGCGGCAACTGCGACCCGGCGAAACAGGACTGCTCCCCCGGTCCTGCCGGCCCCGGCGGCGAACTCAAGGAACCCAAGCCCGGCACCTGGGATGACGCCACCGCCACCTGGGAACAGAAGGTCGAGGACGCCAAGAAAGAACTCAAGGACAAGGTCCGGGCCAACGTCGATCAGATGAAGGGCGCGTTCGACCTCAACCTGGCGGAAGGCGGCGGCCAGCTTCCCTGCGAGTCCGTGACCATTTGGGGCCGATCCTACTCCCTCTGCGTCGCCGACTACGCCGACCAGCTCTCCAACCTGCGTGTGGCGCTGCTGCTGATGGCCGCGCTGATCGCCGCTTTCATACTGCTGAGGGACTGACCCTATGGAATGGCTCTCCGGTTTTCTCGATCAGATCATCGCCTTCTTCCAGTGGATCTGGGATTTCTTCGCCCAAGGCATCTATGACTTCGTGCGCGACGGTCTGGTGGTCGCCACCAAGGCGTCGATGTACGCCGCGCTCCAGACCCTGATCCTGCTGATCGATGTCAGCTACACCGCCGCCCGCGAACTGATCGACAGCCTCGGCGTTCCGCAGATGATCCGCAGCATGTACGCCGCGCTGCCGGGTCCGATTGCGGCGGGTCTGGCCTTCTTCGGCGTGCCGCAGGCGCTGAACATCATCATGGTCGCGGCGGCGACGCGCTTCTGCATGCGCTTCGTGCCGTTCATTGGGAGGTGAACCGTGTCGATCAAGATCCATCACGGCCCCAATGGCTCCTACAAGACCTCCGGCGCGATCCAAGATGACGCCGTGCCCGCGCTGAAAGACGGGCGGGTGATCATCACCAACGTGCGCGGCTTCACCCTGGAGCGGGCCTATCAGGTCTTCCCGGACCTGCCCAACACGGCGGAAATCATCAACCTCGATCTGGAGTCGCTGGAAGACCTCGAAAAGATGCGCACGTGGTTTCAGTGGGCGCCCCGCGGGGCCTTCCTGATCTTCGACGAAACCCAACTGCTGTTTCCCAAGTCCTGGCGGGAAAAAGACCTCGAGCGCTTCGACTACCCCGGTGGACCGGAAGCGGCCCACGCGGCCGACCGCCCCATGGGCTGGCTCGACGCCTGGACCCGGCACCGGCATTTCAACTGGGACATCGTCCTCACCACGCCGAACATCTCCTACATCCGCGACGACATCCGCATGACCTGCGAGATGGCCTACAAGCATTCCAACCTCGCGGTGATCGGCATCCCTGGCCGCTACAAGGAGGCCCAGCATGACGCCCAACTCAACCGTCCGCCCGCTGATGGCACCATCATCGAATACAAGCGGATCCGAAAGCAGACCTTCGCCCTCTACCAGTCCACGGCCACCGGAAAGACCCAAGACACCAAGGCGGGCAAGAGCCTCTTCCGGTCGCCTAAGCTGGTTCTTCTACTGGCATTGCTGGCCGGCACTATTGGCTTTGTTAGCTATATGGGGCCAATGCGGGTTATTGGTGCTAAGCCTGATCCGGCGGCTTCCGCGCCTACTCCTAAGCCTCTTCCGACCGCTACTGCGCCTGCTGCTGTGGCTGCTCCAGCGCGTCCTGCTGCGAATAGCTTTCTTCCTCCTGGGCTTGTACCTGATGGGCCTGCTGCTGCGCCTGTTGATCTGAACGCCCATCCCTTCGCCGATCGGCGGATTTCGATCCTCGCCCACGCCTACATGCCGTCGAAGGGCGATATCTACATGTTCGCCCTGGATGACCCTGCCGGCCGGCACCTGGAACTCACCAGTTGGCAACTCGTGGGATCCGGCTACGCGATCAAGCCACGCGGCGAGTGCGTGGCCGAACTGCTCTACGGGGAATGGGAGGGGACCGTCACCTGTGCCGGCTCTTCGGTCCGGCCGGTGGCGGTCGCTGGCGTGCCGCCGTTGCTCAACCTGCCGCCATCAGCAGCGGGCGCCCACGAACCTGACAAGGTGCCGCTGACCATCGTCCCCGATTCCGAATACGCCTCGCGGCCCTGGAGGCAGAAATGATCGATTGGGAATTCCTCGTTCCGGTGGCTATGGGCTGGGCGCTGCATCACTGGTGGTCGGTGATGACGGCGCTAGCGGCGGTAGGGGCGCCGCCATGAGGGGCGGGCCGCGCCGCCGGCCGGGAGCGCAAGGCATGAGCGATAGGCCGAAGGCGCGGCCGACGCCCCTGTAACACGTCAGATAAGCCACCTATTGCGGTTTCAATTCGTACCAATTTGGATCGTTAAAGATGAAGAAAATCAGCCATCAAATTCGCGTCAGTATCGAGTCGGACGGACAGGTCTTGGAAAGCCCGAAAGGGCGGTTGTTCTTCGACGACACCACGGCTCAATTCACCGACCTGTCAGGCGTGCGCATTCTGCGGTGCGGCGTGGATACGGTGCGGCAGTTGTACAACGGCAAACTCCGGCCGGAAGTCATGGCGCTGTTTGACCTCTCGGTGGATGTGGTCGAGTTCGCCGGCTACGAGTGGTCCAAGGGCCGCATCGGTCGCGACTCCGGCTATCAGTACCGCCTGCAGAACGCAGAATTGGGGCTGATCCTGCTGATCAAGAATCACAACATCAAGGTCGATACCCTCGGCTCGCACCTCAAGATCGAGGTATCGCCTCACGCCCTCGATGGCGCCGATCCGCGCATCCTCCAGGGCGTGCTGGATGACTTGGCCGCTGCCGTGCTGAGCCACTGCGAAACCAACCAAGCCGCTGTGCATATCGCCCTGGACGTGCAAGGCTGGAAACCGCCTCGCGATTTGGTGGACCGCATGCATTGCCGCTCGCGTCGAGTACGGCAAATCAGCGGGATCGAGCGTATCGAGTTCGATGGCAACGCCTCGGTCTACGGGCGTGGCGAGACGTACATGTTCGGCTCGGCCAACGGCCTGCAACTGTCGATCTATAACAAGACCCTCCAGGCTCGGGCCACCGACAAGCTCGACTATTGGGAAAGCGTGTGGGCGACCCTGAATGGGGATCCGTTCGGCGATGGCGACCCGGCCTATAACCCCCTGGAAACGGTGTGGCGGATCGAGTTTCGCTATCACCACTCCATCGTCCAGCAGTTCTCCGAAGGCTCGCGTATGGCCTCGGGAGAGGTCATCGGCTGCCGCACCTACGAGGGCCTTTGCCCGCATCTACAGGGGCTGTGGAACTACGCCTGCGAAAGCTTCAAGTTGCTGAGCCGGACGGCGGTCTACGATCCGTTCTGGAGCCTGATCAGCCAGGACGCCCGCGTCCAGGTCGAGTGCGATCCGCTGATCGAGCGCACCGAGTATCGGCGCTATTACAAGACCGCCAAGGGCTTCAGCGGGCGCAACTGCGAGATGTTTCTCGGCCAGTTCGTGAGCCTGATCGCGCGGGAGCGTGTCCCGGCAAAAAAGGCTATTGAGTCCGCCCGTAAACTGGAGTTCTGGCACGTTATCGAAGACCACTATCTCGACAAGGGTTGGACTCGTCGCGATCTGGAAAGGCATATACACAAGCTGATGTGTGATCGGTATCTGCGGCGGGGGTATGCCGTCTAATGTCGATCACCAAGCTCCCCGATGGCCGTTGGTTCGTCGATGTAGAACCGATCAAGGGCAAGCGCTTTCGCAAGCGGTTCAAGACCAAGATGGAGGCGCAGCAATTCGAGGCCACTGCGCGTCAGAAGTGTGCGGAAAACCCCTGCTGGACGCTCAAGCCGAAGGACCGGCGGCGTCTCTCGGAGTTGGTCGAACTCTGGTATGAACTGCATGGCCAGACCCTGAGCAACGGGCATCGTTGCGTGGCGATTCTGCGGTTGGTGGCAAAGGACTTGGGCGACCCGGTCGCTGTCTCCCTGGAGCCTGCGAAAGTGGCTCGGTTGCGTAGCCGACAGATAGCCAATGGCATGTCGGGCAAGACCGCGAACAACCGTCTTGGCTACCTCAAGTCCATGTACAACGAATTGCGCCAACTCGGCGTCATTGACTATGAGAATCCGGTAGGGCGCATGCGGCCGCTCAAGCTTCAGGAAAGACCGCTGTCGTACTTGACCAAGCATCAGGTGTCCGAACTGCTTACGGCCCTGGATGCGCGCACCACGTCGCCTCATCCGAAGATGGTCGCTCGTATCTGTCTCGCGACAGGTGCTCGATGGGGTGAAGCTCAGGCGCTGACGCCGGAACGTCTGAAAGGTAATACGGCGATCTTCGCCAACACTAAGTCCAAGCGTGTGCGCTCGGTGCCGATCTCGGAACAATTGGCCGCCGACATTCGCCGGCATTGGCAGACCCACGGGCCGTTCACGAACTGCCTTGGCGTGTTCCGCCTGGTGCTACTGTCGACCTCGATCAAGCTGCCGAAGGGGCAGGCCAGCCACGTACTGCGCCACACGTTCGCCAGTCACTTCATCATGAACGGCGGGCACATCGTGACGTTGCAGCACATCCTGGGGCACGCCTCGTTGTCAATGACGATGCGCTACGCTCACCTGTCTCAAGATCACCTATCTGAAGCACTTTCCTTTAGCCCGCTTTACCACTGCGAGCCTTGGGACTGTAGACCAAAGTAGGGAAAGACTAGCATCTCAAGAAGAGGTAGTGCTAAAAGGCTATCATCGGATGCACGAAGTTACGCTTCCGACCACGTGAATGGTCAAGTCGAAAGGAATTCGAAGAATGAAAGAGATTGAGCTGAAAATTTCATATACTGGTGGCTATGCAGACGAGGGACTTCTAGATATCTACGACGCAAGCGAGTCGATAAGAGGCTTGGCGCGGGCACTAGCAATAACTACACATGCCTTTGCCAATGATGGGGAGATTCGCCGCCGAGCTGTTTCAGCTCATAACGCAAAAATTTTTCTACACCCCCCGCGTCAAGGTAGTTTTGAGGCTTTAGCTACTGTTGCACTTGCCAATCCTGTTGCGACATTCATTGGAACTTCAGTTGTCACTAAATGTTTCTGGGATTTCCTCCAATGGACATGGTCCAACTCTATTGGCAGAGCACATCAACCAGAAACAAGGTACGTTCGCAAGTTTGACGATCGTGTCGAGCCTTTTGTTGACGAGATGGGGATCTCCCTCGAGTCTGCCATGGAGGAGCTTCACCGTCCAATCAAGGGGGCACCTAACACAGAGATAACAATATACAGGCCTCGTGTTGGTGAAGTTATAAAGCTTGATCAGAACACCTTGTCCTATGTAACCGCACAGGTTGTGGTTGAAAATCAATTTGTAACTGGAAACGTAACCAAATACAATATTCTTAGTGGGTTTGGGAAGTTTTACGATGATGAGCTAGGGCATACTATTTCGTTTGATTTAGACGCTGACGTTTCAAACGAAGAGCGCGCCCTACTCAGCAGGTCTCTTGACGAACGGAACAGGGGGCTTGACGGTAAGATCGTCATGACAGTCCAAAAAGTATATACTGGCCGGGAGGTTATTAAACGTTACAAGGTATTTGGAGTGCAGGTACGCCTGTAGGCAAGGTGACTAAATGAATTCTAGCGGAGCATCTCAAGTCTCATCAGACATTCTTGAAGCTCTAGCAAAACTAGGAGGGGCCGTAATAGGCCTCTCTGTTTTTGCGTACCTTGCGGGCTATTTTTATTTGTCAGCTTACTATAAGGGGATCGGTATCTCCTGGGCCCTTGAAATGGCTAAAGCCGAGGACTTGTTACGGTATGGATTTGTACCTTCAGGAGTGTTTGGCATCACACTATCCGGCGGACTATACCTTCTCCTTGGTAACAAATTAAAGCCTATGATAGCTATATTTGTTTTTATCGCGCTTCTGATTGCGCCCTTGTTATATAGTTTATCAGCTGAGGTCGGCGCGAAGCCTTCTGTGGCAGTCGCCATGTACATATGTATGTTAATTTATGCTGCCGCAGGCTTGATTCTATCAGTGTCGATAATGAGGCTTTGGAAAGATAAAACACTATCAAATCTAAAGGTTACTGGGGTAGTTGTGTCTGTTTTAATTGGCACATACATTGCTCCCACATATAGCGGATCATCTCTAACAAATCAATTAAGAGGTTCTCCCGAGAGCTTTCTTCCCATGGTTACGGGGAAGGATGGGCGCAACGACTGGCTACTTGCAGGCTATGTATCAGAGAAGCTCATTCTGGTTCGTAAGCTGGGCACTAGGGAGAGCGAGGCAATTCTCGTTGAGCCGGGAGAGGACTGGAAAATCGGAGCAAGCCCTGAGGTACCCGTAAAAAAGTA